GCAAAGTGCCGATCTGACTTACTTAAGTAAGCGCCAGCATACCGCAAATTGGTCTAGCATGGGTACATTTAAGACGAGTACCGGACTATGGTTGCTAGATCGTTTGCTAAAAGACGGGAAAGGCAACGCCCTCATTATAACTACAAAGTCAGGTAAGGGCGCCTACTTTGAGCTAATCCCCAGGTGTTTAACTTCTGATCTATGGGGAGTGTTCAACGTAGGTACTCGTAAGGTCGAAGAGATCGTCGTACACGATCTACGCATGGACTATGATCTCGATGATTTGATAACACTTCTACAACAGAGGAAGAAACGCACAATCGTTCTAGCTCACTACCATTGTTTTACTAACAAGAGTCCTATGAAAGAGATTCTTGTTGGAGGTAGTGAGTCAGGTAAGATCGAATGGGACTTCGTACTTTTAGATGAAGCCCATAGGATCAAGAATCCTGATGCACAATGGGTACGCAATATCAAGAAGGTTGCTAAGTCTGCCAAGCATCGCCACGTTATGACGGGAACGGGGTTTGTTAACAATCCTTCCGAATTGTGGTCGTTGGTTAATTTCTTGCAACCTCAGAACTTTCCTTCATACTGGCGATTCCGTCGTCAGTTTTGCGAGGAAGAAAATTGGTCGGGATTTAACAAGATCGTAGGTATTAAAGCCGATATGATCGACAGCTTTATTGACCTACGCAAGTCTCTTGGCCCTCGGCGTACAATGCAGGAGGTTCATAAGGATATTTCTGAGCCGATCTATAGTCAGGTTGATGTAGAACTTAACCCCATACAGAGACGCATGTATAAAGAAATCGTGTCTCAACTAATGGCTCTCGATCAGCAGGGCTATCCAATTCATAGTCCGAACGTCGTGAGTATGTTGCAGAGATTGCGACAGATTTCTGTGGCTACACCTGAGCTAGTGGATTCCTACTATGATGCGAAGGAAGATCGTCGTGTCCAAGTAGTGCATCTAGTCGAGCCAAGTTCTAAGCTCGATGCAGTGATGGATATTCTAGAGGAACTTCAATGGGATCAGGAGTTACGCCAACAAATTGTGGTGTTCTCCAACTTCAGAGATCCTCTTGAACTCCTAAAGAAACGTCTCGATAAAAAGGATATTCCATATATCCACATGGAGCAGAAGGATAGTGAACAGACACGGTTCGAAAAGTGGCATGACATATTCCCAACGAAGAAACATCAGGTCTTCCTATGCACCATTGACCTTGGTGGAGAGTCAATCAATCTTAGCGCCGCACAATATTGTATCTTTCTCGATAGAAGCTGGTCGCCAGCTAAGAATCTTCAAGCAGTGGGGAGGATTTACAGACCCGGACAAACAGGAATAGCAGAGGTAATCTATATCAACGCAACGAACACAGTGGATAAAAGAGTGATGGATCTAACCAACCTCAAGACTTCATGGTTCCACCGCCTCTTCGATGATGTTGACTCAGACTGAAGTAGAAAACAAGTATGATCTCACTCTTCGTGAGTGGGCATACTTTGCGGGCAATAACAACGATGCTATGGCGAGCATTAAGTTTGGAGAACTATGGGCTTATGGAGCAATTCTTCAATATGATGCCAAGCGAATTGGCAACGATATCCTGCAAAATTCCATTGGTTTCGACCACCGATCCTACTAGAGTAACGAGGCCATAGTTTTCAATGGTTGCAAGCTTTGTTGTCAGTATAGAAAACACGATCCGGGGGCTTGACTTGCCCCCACAGATGCCCTAGTATCCCCTGGCTAGCTCGCTCCGGGGCTGTCTTCGATCCAGCCTTGGTAGGGAACTACGGCACGGACAGGGAGGCATACCGTCATCAGGTGTCTCGATAAACTCACAGACTTGCCGTTTGTGAGACTTCTCCAAAGCGAGGAGGTTCCCAGGAAGTGAGTAGCAAACAGCTTTTCGCACCACCAGAGATACCTAGCAAGTATGATGTAATTCCCATACATGCTTCAGACATCTCAGCTTTTATGACTTGTCGAAGAAGATGGGATTGGACGAGTCCTTCAAGAAACAATCTTCGTCGGCGCGTAGAACTTTACGGAGTCAACCCTAACCTATGGTTTGGGACTGGCATACACTACGCGCTAGAACGATTCTACTCTCCTCTATTGAAGCGCGATCCAGTTGAGGTATTTTCGACGTGGTTTGCGATGCAATGGGAAGGTGGGTTCATCCCCGTAGGTGAGGACGAGAATCTTCAGCTAGAGCAGTCCTATGACCTTGACCCTATTGCTACGGATTCAGGATGGGAGGTTAGGGGTCTTAGGGATCTTTTGCCTTCGCCCGATGAAGACGAATGGCTTGGATACCGAGACATGGGTATTGGCATGATGGAGTTCTATAAGGACTATGCTGCAAGAGAAGATGACTTTGAGGTTATTGCAGCAGAGTCTAATTTCTCTGTGCCTCTCGATTTCGAGGCTGTGGATATCAGAACTAACTCACCGAACTTTGGCGAGAAGTTGGAAGTTCATCTTCGTGGAAAACGAGATGCCATCCTCTACTATCCCGATAGGAAAGATCCAAGGACACAGTTTGGTATCCACGACTACAAAACCGCAAGTCATATAGATGAGAACTATTTCTTGAAGCTTGAGAACGATCCTCAATGCACGACGTATATAGTGGCTTCGTGTAAGGAAGCGGAACAGCATGATTTGCCTTGGACAACTATCCAAGATGTTTTGTATACCGCTCTCAAGAAGGGCTATCCGAAGCCTCCAACGATGACGACGAGAGGATTCCCCTCGGTCAATCGTGCAGAGGAAACTACTACAGCACAGATGTTTGTTGACTGTGTAAAGAATGAGGGACTGATCGATTGGTTCCACAATGACATTAAGGCCCAAGGCTATTACGAGTGGCTACTAGAGGAAGGGGATAAAGTATTCATACAGCGTGACCGTGCAGTTCGCAATCCACATCAGATCAAGGTTGCATATGATGAACTGGTCATGGTTGCAAAAGAGATGGTTGACCCCGACGTAAATATCTATAAGCACCCATCGGGATCGTTCACTTGTACCAAGTGTGCATTCCGCGCTCCATGTCTATCGAAGGACGATGGATCGGATTGGGAGGAAATGCTAGTTCAAGGCTTTGAGATCAATCGTGACCGTTGAATTTGAGCCGAGTAGATTTAGTCTTGTCGGCATCATCGGTGGACTTATGCTCTCGGATCATTTAGGAGATGTGCATGATGAGATCATACATTTACATGATCTTATTGGTATGCCCCGTCCTGAAGGCAACTACCTCGATGGATGGACAGATGAAGATTTTCTCAATGTAGGTATAGAACCCGAATCAGGAGAGATAGATGAGTGACGAACCGAATGAAGAGTTTGACTTTGGACTGCAAGAATCAGTAGCAGCAATGGCGAAGATCGGGCTTACTGTATTCCGTGCTGTTATTCGTGATGGTGGTTCATGGAATGAAGCATTTGCCGTTACAGGTGCATTCTTCGCAGGCTCCATGAAAGCCAATATGGAAGACAGTAATGGTGACAGCTAAAGTACGACCTATTACGGTGCGCTTTATATACCGTGAGATGGATCAGGATAAGGGTACTGAAGAAAGTTATATTGCAGAGCAGTTCACACTAGCTGTAGGAAAGCAAACAGGTTGGGCAAGAAACGATAATTTGCCTTTCTCGATTAACTTCATTGAATTCGATGTTCCCGACTATGAGTATGAAATAGAGCAAGCAGAGAATAAGGGAAGGTGGAAACTTCTCGATGAACTCAAGAATCTTGGAGCAGAAGCAATGATAGAGAAGATGGAAGAGATTTACTACAATGAAGATCGGCAATGAAGGAACTGCCAATAGATTTCATCGAAGGCTTGCTACATGATCCCGTAGTTAAGCAGGCTCCGATGGATCTTATATGTACTTGTGGATCGAAGCTGGAAATGGGCTACTGCCTGAATCCAGAATGCGAATGGGATGCTCCCGAGGAGGTTTTCGATTGCGAGTGGTGTGGATGCTGTCCTGATCCAGAACATTGTGTCTGGTCAGTAACTTGTCCTATTTGCAATGCTCTTTCTAAGAAACATTGTGTAGAAGGTACTAAACTTGTCGGACTACATAGAGAGAGGTGGGAGTATGCGGGTAGAGATTTTCAAAGGTAGTGGCGTGAAGAACTGGCGCGTAAGATTGGTTGCTGCTAATGGCAAGAATCTTAATGTCAGTGAAGGCTACTACTCCAAAGGAAACGCAAAGCGTGCAGCTAAACGCATGTTCCCCGAGATTAAACCGAAGGTGGTGGAATAGTGGGACTATTCGGTACGGTTAATCCCATGAGTGCTCGGTTTGATGAACTCATGGATCAGATTTCAGAATTGAAAACTCAGGTTGCAGAGCTTAAGGGTGACAAAGCAGGAGCATTGAAGGGCATCAAGCTTGAGAAGGAGATCACAGAGCTTACACGTAAGCTAACAGATACTCAGATTGAGTTTGACCGTGAGCAGGAAAAGTGGGATAGAGAGAAGCGTGAAGTCGAGCACATGGTTGGACTTCAGCGCAAGCGTGGAACGTTTGAAATTGAGGCTGCTGGACGTGAGGCAACTCTTACAGTACGGGAAGAGAACTTGAAGGCTGATAAGGAACGCTTTGAGGAGCATGTTAAGTTTATCGAGGAACGCTTCGATGCTCAGTTCAAGTCTATGGAAAAGACTATGGGACAGTTTCTTGAGCGTATGCCCACGACGAAGCAACTTATCACCGTTGGTAATAAGAATGGGGATGACAACGAATAATGCCACATATAGCATCCCAGTATCACAACTCTTATGAGAATCCTGTGAGTACCTTTGAAATTAACTCAGATGTGCTCTATTCATCAGGAACTACACAGCCATATATAATGATGCCTGCCATGTATGCCGGTAGTTCTCCGAAGATAGAGGTAGATGATTCTCCTCTAGCATGGCTACGATCTCAGGTTGAGGAAGTTGCTGAACTTGCAAGAGCAGCCTAATATGGGTGAGGAATGGCAATTGAGGCCGGGATACACTGAGGAGGATATTGCAAGAGGACAGATTCTCCTAGAGGCTGCGCAGATTGCTATAGATGATCTAGTGGCTGAAGGGTTTAAGCCCTACGAAATCAAAGTCTTCGTTAGGAACATTCTAGATGGCTATAAATAAAGGACCATTGGCAGATCAAGTTAAACCCCCGGATGCATTGAATTACCTTAACCTCCTAATCTATGGTCATCCCGGCGCAGGTAAGACATACCTAGCTGGTACAGCACAAGACCATGAAATGACTTCTCCGGTACTTGTCCTCGATGTTGAGGGTGGCACAGTCACGCTCAGGAAACGTACAGGTATCGACGTGATCCAAGTGCGTTCCCCACAGCACATGAAAGAAATCCACGACTCTCTACGCACAGATAACAATGGCTACTACAAGACCGTAGTGATTGATAGTATCACTGAGCTACAGAAACTCGACATGCGCGAGGTTATGCGCGAGATGTTGCAGAAACGTCCTGACCGTGATCCTGACGTTCCCGATAAACGTGAGTGGGGAATTTCTGGTGAGCATATTCGGAGGATCATTCGAGCGTACCGTGATCTCGAAATGAATACGATCTTCACTGCTCTCATGGTCGATTATAAAGACGACAAATCTGGACAGGTTACGTTCAGTCCTTCACTGCCAGGTAAGCTGCGGAACGAAGTTCCAGGGTTTATTGACATTGTAGGCTATCTACACGTAACTGTCCAGGGAGAGGAGATCAATAGGATACTACAGTTGCAACCAACGCAGAAGGTAATGGCAAAAGATCGAACAGCGTCACTAGGAGCTACACTTGTGAATACAACGATCCCCGAGATGTGGGATATCATCCACAATGGCTCCCTAAATACAATAGCGAAAGGAACTAAATAAAAATGAGTACCGTACTTGATCTTTCGGGTGCTGACAACGCAGGTTTTGAGGCAGTCGATGCTGGTGCATACAACGCGACTATCTTCGAGATCAGCCAGGTTGAGACTTCGGGTTCAGGTAAGCTGCCTGCTGGTACACCTATGATTAAGGTGCAGTTTGCTGCACAGGATGAAGAGATTGCTAATAGGCGTTTCTTCACGAACTACGTCATCCCCAATGAAGAACAGCAGCCGGATTCTCAGAAGCGTGCTAGAGGTCTTGGTATGTTTGTGAACTTCCTCGTTGCTCTTGGTGAGGACGAAAAGAAGCTGAAGACCAAGGGATTCGACCTCGATAGTTTGCAGGATTTGGTCGGTAGAGAGTGTGTCATTCGTGTCGGCAAGGAACTTTACAAGAGAGACGCTGACGACGAAGGTACATGGACAAATCCAATCAAGAGTGTCAAGCCCGCAGGATCGCCTACTGGATCAACAGGTGGAGGTAGTTCAGACCTGCTCTAGTCCAGATGTAAGAAAAGGGGTAGGGCTTCGGCCCTACCCCTACTAGTCTAATGAAAGAGGTATTGGCATGAACGACAATCGTGATCCTGAATCGATCGGGCAAGCAATCGCACAACTTAAGACTTTGTATCCAGATAAAACAACTTGCGAACGCGCCGATATGGTAGAGAAGTATCCTACAACCATTCCTACGGCTGCTGCCAATAATGGCAAGTGAAGTCTCTTGTAGAGATTTTAAAAGAAGAGCCTACTGACAAACTAGCAAATGGCTTTGGAGAATTCTATGAAGAACTCTTCAGGCCAATAAGACATACAGCCCTACGCATTCTTGAGATAGGTATAGCCCAAGGTGGGTCGCTTCGTGCATGGAAGAAATACTTCACTAAGGCGGATATTTACGGCCTTGATATTGAAGCTGATTTTGTTGAAGCTGCCCGTGAGTTTAGGATTAGAACCTTCAAGATTGATGCTGGCAATTGGGCACAACTTTCGGGATGGGCTTGCGATCAAAGCTTTGATGTAATCATCGATGATGGTAGTCATAATAGCAATGACATAGACTGTGCCTTTAAGGTATTGTGGAGTCGGTGTAGTAGCTACTATATTATTGAGGATGCTCAAGCTCCTCATGCTCGTCAGATCATAGATTACTTTGCATCCTTTGCATTTAATACAGTTCTTAATGGCTCTGTAATAGAGAATTTGATGTTCAGACCCTATATGATTGTGCTGCAAAAGAAATGCTAGTAGTCATTTCCGCAGTCTCATGGGATTGTCCTGCTGCTTTAGCTCTACGTAAAGAGGGAGTAGAATTTGAACTAGTGCTCATGGAGCATGAGTATTCATACTCAGATATGTTTACCAGACTTTGGAAAAACAACGCTGGTTTTGTGTCTATCGAGCACGACATAGTTCCGTGGCCGGGTGCGATACGGGAGATTCAGGAGTGCCTTAATATGTGGTGTTCCTATGAATATCCTCTAGCTCCGAATACTCTGCGACCTGCGCTTGGTCTTATCAAGGTTAGCGACTGGGTAGTGCATCACTATCCACTACTCTATAAGGCATGGGAAAATAAGGTATGGGGTTCCCTCGACGGTTCTGTATGTCCGGCGCTTGAGAGCGTTGCAAGTCATACACATATCCACACGCCGCCTGTTGCCCATGTGAAGAAATGACTGAACTAGAAGATCGAGAGCTGAGGGCGAAGTTCTTTCGTTTTATCTTTGGAGAGCGAAATGGTTATATCTGCATTGGAAGTGAATCCTCAGTTAAGGGAGATTTCCGACAGAGATTTTTCCAATGGCCGCTCGCAGAGAGCGAGCTACTCCGATATGTAGAGAAGCAAGCGACCAATGGCAGGAATGTATGGTTTGGGATCAATCTGCTAAAGACCAAATTTCGTAAGAAGGAAGTTTGTCTACCCGCTAACCTAATATGGGCAGACCTTGACGACTGTGATCCTGACAGCACACAACCGTTACCGCAAGTAGTTATTGAGTCTTCCCCTGGGCGCTATCAAGCTATATGGAGAGTTGACGAGGAGCTAGATCCTTATATCGCGGAGGATTACTCACGTAGGATCTATGGCAGGTATCGTGAGAACGGTGTGGACTCTGGTTGGGCACTCACGAAGCTCTTACGTATCCCCTTTACACGCAATGTAAAGGCTATCTATCCAGACCATCCACCAGTCAAGCTCTTGCGAGCAGTCAAGGATCTTCTGTCTACAGAACTTTTTGATGCAATTGTAACTCAAGCTAGTACGCCGGAGGATATTGAACTAGAGAAGTCTATTCCTGAACTACTTGATGCTGAAGAGATTATTGCTAAGAATGCTGTGCGACTGAAGCATAAGGGCTTTGATAGTATATGGGCATATGAACCGACAGCGACAGATGATTGGTCACGCTTGCTCTGGCGCTTGATGCTTATTTGCTTTGAGTCAGGACTTACAAAGGAAGAGACTTTTACTGTTGCTAATGCGTCCTCTGTTAACAAATATGCAAGGGATAAGAAACCACTTCGATACCTATGGGCAGATGTTGGTCGGGCAGCGGTTACTTCAAAGAAGACCACAGCCGGCGTGAAGATATTCACAATGCCCGAGCTGATTCCTGGCGACAACTACAAATTCAAGAAACAATCTTTCATCGAAGAGTACACAGATTGGGGTAAGAATGCCACCGATGCTTGTCCTCAATATCATGATCTTTCCGCTTTCATTCTACTTTCCTCTATGCTGGCCGGTAGTATTAAACTTGAAACATCCTTTGGAACCATACGTCCTAACTTGTGGGGGTTGATTCTTGGAGACAGCACTCTTACCCGTAAATCTACAGCAATGCGAATGGCTACGGATATCGTTGATTTCGTGGACAGGGACATATTGCTCGCAACTGATGGGTCAGCCGAAGGCATACTCACTGGACTTGCTGGACGCCCTGGGCGTACCTCTATGTTCTATAGAGATGAAGTTGTCGGCTTCTTCCGCGAAGTAGTCAACAAACAGTATCTCTCAGGATTGCCACAGACGTTTACGCAGCTATACGATGGTGGCTTCATGGCTCGAAGGTTGCGCAAGGAACTCATTACTGTTACTGATCCAGTATTCATCTTCTATGGGGGTGGTATCAAGGATCAATTCTATAGCTCGGTAGATATTGAACTTATCTATTCGGGGTTCCTCCCACGATTCCTCATAGTTCTTGGTGAGACAGCACTTTCCGATCTTAAACGCATTGGCCCTCCAACAGCCGAGACTACTGAGCAGAAACAGGATATCTATGCTCGATTGCACAAGATGCATCAAGACTATTCGGTAGTTGGCGATGTAGAGATACTCGGACAACCGGCGAAAGATTTCATATCAACAGATGCACAGCTAGATGCCGATGCGTGGCTCCTTGTGGGAGAGATCGAAGAACGTATGGTACTTGCAGCGCATGGTTCTACACAGCAGGGATTAGCTCTGCCAACGTTTGAGCGGCTTAGTCGATCAATGCTGAAGATGGGTATTCTTATTGCTGCTTCGCGGCAGCAGCCAGATGAAGCAACGATCATAGTAACAACGGAAGATATCCGTAGAGCAGCATCATACATACAAGTTTGGGGTGAGTATACGATCGAAGTCATCCAGAATGCTGGACAAACAATTGCACAAAAGGTGATGGAAAGAGTCTTAAAGTTCATTGCTGATAACTCAGGTTCTAATAGAGGCGAGGTAATGCGCAGCATGAATCTCGATAAGCGAGAGATGCAGATTATAGAAGAGACTCTTGAAGCACGGGGTCAAATCACTGTAGCTGTCAATGGTAAGAACAGATCATACTCAACTCTCTAGAAAGGAGAGAAGTGAAAGTCCCAGGTACACTTACAGAAGATCCTCTTGAGAAGGTTAGTCGAGAAGTAAAGGAGGAACTTGAACAGTGGAACAGTCTCGGTCTGTTCATGGAGGGTATTACAGCTTCAAACGAATCTATTCTCATGCTCAAGATCCAGATGCAAACACTGTTCAATCTAATTTTGGAGAAGACCTCTATTTCAGAGGATGATCTGAACCTAATGTTCCAAACAGTAATGCGTGATAGTCTTAAAGACCTTCGTGAGAAATTCACACCCGAAGTAGAACGGCGTAGGATTGCAGCTATTACAGGTATAGATCCCGGCGCGGGTGTGGAGGTTCCTGAATTGAGACTTCTCGGCCCCGATGGTAAACCCGTAAGAATATGAGTGCTTCTGAGAAGCTAAAGGCGCTGGACGAGCGAATGCCGTCTAAGTCGTGGATGGCGTCCAACACAAAGGTTAGAGACATGAAAGCGATTCGGGATGCCCTCCCGCAGATCGTGGCAGTGGTGGAGGCAGCGGAGAATCCGAACGCTCTGCGCGGGGATCTTGACCGCGCTCTCGCTGCTCTTAATGAGGCGCTGTCGTAATGCTAATAGGTCTTACGGGTAACAAAGGTGTAGGTAAAGATACAGTAGGCCAGTATCTTGTGGATAACTACGGCTTCACGCGCATGGGATTTGCCGACAAACT